TCACGTTCCAGCCTTTTCCAGCCGGTCCATTGCTGCATCCGACAGCTTCTCCTGATCCGCCGAGCGGGTGTAGCGCTCGACCTCCGAGAGCGTCGTGTGGCCGAGAACGGAAGCGATCTCCTTGGCTGTGCAGCCTGCCTCGGCCAGGCGCCGGCCAGCCGCTTTGCGAAGGCCGTGCGGGGTGCGATTTGGAACGCCCGCCATCGCCGCCCGCTCGCGGAACCACTGAGTGAATCCTGCCGCCGTAAACGGTGAGCCATACTGCGTCGTCAGGAATGACAGGTCGCCTTGGTGCTGGTCGATCTCTGCCTTGAGCGCGGGGTGCAGCCTGATCTTCAAGCGGGCGTCTGTCTTCAACTGGCAGACGCTGATCTTGCCCTGAGCGACGTGCTGCTGGCCCATCTTCACCACGTCCGATCGGCGTTGACCGGTGTAGAGCAACAAGGCCAGGGCTAGACGCTCGCGGCTGCCGGACTGCCAGTGCTTCTCGAATGCGGCGATGTCGTCCTCTGACCAAGGGACGAAGCCCTCGGACTTGGCCTTCACGCCCTGGGTTTCCGTGACCGGATTGTCCTGTCGCCAACCGAGGCGCACGGCCAGTCCGAAGACCTGACGCAGGCGCTTGCGCAAATTGCGCACGGCGCCGGGTCGATCCGCCATCGAGTGGAATATCGCCTCCAGGTGATGCGTCTGGATGCTGGCGGCACCGCGGTCCCCGTATTTGGCGCGGAAGCGATCGAGGATGTTCCTGTAGCCGCGCTTGGTGCTGTCCCGCAGGACGCGGTAATCGGCCGAGCTGTAGTATTCGACGATGAGGGCGCCGATTGATCTTGGCTGGGCCCGAGTCTTCACCTTCTCCGGCGCCGCCGCGCGCCCATGAGCAACGGCGTAGGCCTCCATGAACTCTGCGGAGCCAGGATCGCCAGGGAGAACGACGCGCGAGAAGCCCTTGCGCCTGTAATAGTGGCGCGTCCGTCCATGGCGGTCCTTGAACGCCTGGACGTACTTCAGATCGATCTTCGCCATGCCCTTCATGAGGCGAGAACATCATCCCATTCGTTCGCGCCGCTCCTGATAGGCAGGTCGAGCGCAACAGGCTCTCCGAGCAAGAGGCGGAAGCCGCCCTCCTTGGGAAAGTCCACGGCAGCGACCGACTTACCCACAGCCTCGGCGGCTTTGATCGCGCGTCGCACGTCGGCGACAGTGAAGCGGTTGTCGTTCGCCGCGCTCATTGCCAGATACCCCTTCCCTGCTCCCGCGCCTGGCGCTCTTCGCGAGCGTAGGGATCGCCGTAGTTTGTTTCCGAGATGGCCAGGCCTTCGCGGACGAGGATCGCCCCCAGGTCGCGCCCGTTGACCGTGCAGCGGGCCACGTTCCGCCGATAGCGGTCCGTGTCGGTGATGGTGCAGCGGGCGCCGTTGGCGGCCAGCTGGCGGGCGCGGATCTTGGCGGCGTCAGCGGTGGTCCGCGCGGCCGGCGAGCAGGCCCAGACGTTGTTTGTGTCGTTCGGGCCCGGATTGGCGACTAGGCGGCAGCAGCCAATGCCCGCATTGAAGGCCCTATATCCGTAGTATTCCAGTTCCGCATGATCGCCGGAGCCGGATGCGAGGTCAGTGAGGATGGCGTCGGCTTTGGCAAGGGAACGAGAGATACCCTTGTTGTTTTCGGCAGTGTAGTTGCTGAGAAACTGCGGGCAGACACGCGCCGTCTCGTCGAGACATGCCCAAACACCAGGATCGACAATACGCGCCACCTTCTCGCGCGGGGTGATGGGGTGGGTCATTGGATCGCCGGCCTTCCTGTTTTTGGGTCGCGCGGCCAGCCATCGAACAAGGGCGCAGGAGCGCTGTCATCGAACTTGCGTAGGTAGTCCTTCCGCGCCTTCAGCCACGCTTTGCAGGGCCATGACGCTCCGCGCCAGCTATCGGGGAAAGCGTCACGGATCGCGGCCTTGCGCTGCGCCATGGTGGCGTCGACGGGCAGTTTGGCGTGAACCTCACCGATCAAGCGGCGCGCCTCTTTCGACCATTCAATCATGCTCCCCGCCCTCCTTATCCGAGGGGGTGGCTAGGCTGGATTGCCAGGCGAAAAACTTCATACGCTCTTCGTCGTTGCGGAACCGGAACCACGGCTTACCCATGATCTCCCAGCATTCTTCCGGTGTGTAAGCGTAAAGTGTTCCGATGCGGTGCCCTGAGCCTCCAACCGCGCCGCAACTAGCCATGTGCCTCTTACCCATCACTTCGCCCCCTGTTCAGCTTGCAGGGCGGCGAGGGCTTGGCGGTCGAGGCGTTCGATTTCCGCGACGATCAGCGCGCCAGCTTTCACCAGGTCGCGGCGAGCCGTTGTCGGCTTCCACCAGTGTGCGGACCAAGATCGGGGCCACATTTCGCGGGCAGCGTCGGGCGAGAAGCCGCAAGCAGACAGTGTGTAGGCAGCGGCGGATTTCGCCAGTTCTGCGTCCGCGTACCCGTCGTCCCGATCAGCCGACCAACCCTCTGCATCAACCTGGCGTTGACGCTCGGCGTCGATGTCCGAAACCGCTCTCCGCAGCGCGTCGGGGGCGGGGGGCAACTGACAATGACTGCTTGACAGTTCAGCTAGTCGGTCGGCCAGCTTGTTCGCGTTTTCGGCGTTATAGACATTGGCCCAGTGCGCCCGATCCTCGCCCTTGGTGTCTCGTGCCGAGAAGTATCGCGCTGCCTCGTGAAGCCACGCGACTTCTGCGTCGAACGATTGAGCCTTACTCACAAGTTCAACCGGCTGCGCGTCCTCGCGGGCTTGCGGCTGGGCGCGGTAGCTATCCCGAACGCGATCCAGACAGGCGATAAGCGCGTCGGTGTCCGATCCGCAGCCCTCCTGATGGCGCTCGATGAACTGACTGAACCAATCGACCAGCGACGGCACGCCCGCCTCTGCCGGGGCTTCCTCGCGGGTGGCGAGTGCAGCTAGACCAAACTCACGTATAAGCGCTTTCGCCAGACGCTCTTTCGATCCAGCGACCGGGGAGCCGTAGAAGTCCTCGAACACGATGCGCTCGACACGCTTCTGAACGTCGTCCACAGCCCCGCTTTCCGGCTCGCGCGATGGGGCGGGGAGGGCGAGAACATCGGCAGCGGCTTGGCGATACTCGGCCTTGTTCGGCTCGTCGTCCCAGCTTTCGTGATGGGCGACGGCGAACCTGTTCCAGAGCAACCTTGCCCCGGCATCCTCCCCCACCTCAGCGGCTTGGGGAGCGGCGGGGGCGGCTGCGAGCATGGATTGAAGCGATACGGCCAGTCCAAACGCTTTGCCTGCGGCTTGCCCTTGGTCTGGCGTCAGTTCTTGAACCAAGAGGCGGGCGCATTCCTGCGTCTCAACAGGCACGCTCGCCGGCGCGGAGGGGTGGTCGGTCATGCTGTCCTCATGTCGAAAAGGTCGCGCTGATCCGGGGTAAGGCCGTCGAGGTCTCCCCATTGGTCAGCCATTGCGTTGGCGATGCCGGCGAAGGTCTTGGAGCGGAAAGCCCAGCGGTCGGCGGACGGCGGTGCCCGGTGGATCGCGGACCATTCCTTGTGCTCGTCCGTTCCGGGTTTCGGCGGCGTCAGGCGGTCGGTCGCAACCAGAGGCGGCAGGCCGCGCAGATAGAGCCCGGTTCCCTTGAAGGCCTTCTCACCGAACCACCAAGGCTGGACCGTCTGCGCCGGACGCCGGAAGTCGCGGATGCGCTCACGGGCATGAGGGTTCATGACCGGGTTCTCAACGCAGATCCGCTCGATAGGAGCGGTCCACAGGTCGGAAAACAGCGCCGCACCCTGATCCAGGTGCAGCCACATCACCGCCAGCCTCTCGTCTCGCGTCATGCCGGGCCACGCCGCCAACTCCTCAGGCGTGCAGTCGCGTGGCGGGTTAGTCGGCGGCTCCTTGAGCCAGCGTACGCCCGAGTTGCACAGCCGCGTGCAAGGCGGATGGAAGACAGCGAGCAGGTCCCAGCCGTCGTTCAGGAAGTCGCGCACGTCACCGACTAGGTGGCGGTTCGATCCGTCAGCGGCCGGCAGCAGGTCGCAGGACCATGCATCATGCCCGCGGGCGGCGAAGGCCCGCCGAACGACGCCAGAGAACTCGCACCCGATCAGCACCCTCAAAGCGCCCCTCCCTTCTCGGGGCGGTCACCTGTGGCGCGGGTGATGGCGGCGTCAAAAGCGTCGCTGGCAATGCGGACGCACGACAGGTTCTCGGCGGATGGGGCGAGCTTCTGGGCTTTGCGCGCGGCCTGAAGTTCAGCACCGGCCTCCAGCAGATCAGGCGCGGCGGCGATCAGGCGGGCGTTGGCCTCACCGCACGCCTCGGCATTGAAGTCGTCGGAGCCGTTGCGGAACAACACGACGGCCACCGCTTCGCCATCGGCGGGGCCGATGTCTTGCCATCCGCCGATGCGTCCGCCGTCCGCCCAGTCGTGATCAATTGACGACTCGGTTTCGATTTCCAGCCAAGGCCCTGGCGTATGCTTCACCCCGCTCATGCCTCACCCCTCCGAAGAAGCGCGTGATATTCAGCGTCGTCATCCTCAACGGCGACGGCTTCGGACAACATCTCGCGCGTGTAAAAGTCGGTCGGTCCGTCGATCATGTCCAAGATCATGGCGGCGAGGACGCGGTTCGTCGGCGGCTGTCCGTCGATGCTCTCGATGCGAATGTCATCGACCAGATCGCCGGTCGCAGGGGTTCCGCCGCAAGCGTAGGTCGGGCCGCTCTCAGGCTCCCCCCAGGCAACCGAGAACGAAACCCTCACGTCCATCTCGCAGTAGTCCGCCTCGCCATCCCGCCCGAACGACAGGCAGGTGCTGTAGCTGTATCGGCGGCTCATGCCTCACCCCCACGGCGGGAGGCTTGGCGCTGGAACTGTCGCTCTTGAGACAGGCAAAGTGCGAAGCCACGATGCGCACTGTCATCGGCCTCGGGGATGGCGGGCGTCGTCATGGCCCACCAGCGGCAGGCAGCGCGCATCAGTCCGATAGCGATGGCCTCCTGACGATCGGGAGAAATCGTCTCGCCTTCCTTCATGGAGGACATGGCCGCAAGCATCGCTGCTTCAGTCACAGACACGGCCATCTTCGACGGATTACCCCCCGCCTCCAGCACTTTCGTTGGGGTGGTCATGGTCAGTAGTCCCCGACCGATGTGACCACGGCGTCTTCGTCCAGGATGATCCTGGTGCCGGCGGCGTAATAGGCCCGGATCTTGTCCGGCAGGCCCCAGCCTCGGCCGATGTGATGGGTGTCCTTCAGGTCGCGCTTATCCAGCCGCGCGCTGCTTATCGTGCCGTCCTTGTTGAGCAGCAGGCTGTGTCGGCAACTGTATTTGTCGCGCTGCGGACGGTGCTCCTCTTCGTCCAGATAGAGCCAGGCCGTGCCGTAATCATTGTGCTCGACGATGACGGTGATGGCCTGGCCGTAGCCGTCATCGTCGTGGTGGTCCTTGAGCATGCCCTTGGCGATCTCGGACAGCTTGATTTCGGCGGGGGCGATACTCAGCAGTTCGCGGATGTCTTCGGCTAGGCGCGCGTCGATCAGGGCCCCGGCGTGGTCCTTGACCTTCTTTTCGATCATGCCGGTGACCAGCAGTCCGTAGGACGGCAGGTTGAGATCGTTGACCTGCAGGCTGGATTTCACCGCCTCTCTGATCTGCTTGCCGATGTCGCTGTAGCTGCGCAGCGCGTCGTCGACCGCTTCAACAACCAGCTTCTCGACGCGAGTCGCCACCTGCGTCTTGACGAACTCCGGCGTCATGGTTTCGGCGACGGCCTTGTTGATCAGGTCGATGGTGTCGGTCATGGCTGGGACTCCTGGGGGCGGTGGTTGCGGATGATCTGCTCGCCGGCGGTGGTGTCGCCAGAGACGGCGTAGAGGGCCTGGCACAGGTCGAAGGGGTCGATGCCGAGGGCGGACCAGAAGGTCAGCTCGGCGCCGGAGTGCTGCTTGGTGTGGCAGTCCCGGCAGAGGGGCGTCGCCCAGCGACCCGACGGCTTCTCGGCCTTGCCGGTGTGGCGCTTGCCGATGCTCAGGTCGCCGGCGCGAAGGTGGGCGGCGTCGCACGGGCCTGACGATGGGCAGGCGGCGCAGGGCAGCCGGCGGATGAAGGCCAGATGCTTGTTGTCGCGCTCGCGCGGCTGGCGCTGGCCTGGGCCTTCGGGGCGGAACGACCGGGACCGGACGTGGCCGGGCGCGAAGTGCTTGCGCTTCACTGCCCGGCGCTCGTCGCGCAGCCGCTTCATCTCGGCCTCGATCTGGAACAGGGACCGGCTCATGCGGCGGCCCTGTCGATGATGACCGTGCGGCTCTGCTTCAGGAGACTGTTGCGGGTCTGCTCGCCAGCCTTGGTCAGGATGACCGTGAACGGTCTGGCGGGGACGCCGCGCTCCGGCCAGGCGGCGGCCTGCTGGATGGCGAGCAGGTAGCCCTTGGCGATCAGGCGCAGGACCAGTTCCTCGGGGAAGGTCAGGCGGTCGTCGTGGCCGCCCATGACTTCGGGCAGCAACCGGAACGGCACGCCCGCGAAGGCGCAGCGGTTCAGTTGCTGGAGCGGGCGGACGGCGCGCAGCAGGTCGGCTTCGTCGGCCATCAGCCGGCGGGGATGGTCGGTGATCATGCCGCCACCTGACTGGCGGTCTCAACGTAGCGGGTCTGGAGCTTGCGGCCGATGGGGCCGCGATATCGGAAGGGGCAGGCCTTGAGGCCCAGACCGTTCTCGGCCTCCAGCATGGCGAGCTGGCTGTCCGAGGTGGCGAGATCCACCCGGCGCTCGAAGGCCTCGGCCCAGCCGCGCCAATCGGTGGCGGTCAGGTCTTCGGGCAGGAACAGGCGCTCGGACCAGTCCACGTCCTCGACGTATTCGGGCAAGCTGTAGGGGCCGACCTCTTCGACGGCGGCCGGCGCGGCGTGCTGGACGGGCGGCGTCGCCGCGTTGGCGAGGTTCTGGTTGTCGTTCAGCCAGGTCATGGCGGCACACAGGCGCTGTGCGAACACCCCGGCATCTTCGACATAGGCCGACAGGTAGATGACGGGGACCCCTGCCCCGCCCGGCTCGCGGGCGCCGTCGATGCGTACGGTCGTGGGGCCGAACAGGTCGATGTCGCGCTTCGGCGTGCCGGTGCTGACGATGGAATAGAACTCGCGCATCAGGCCAGCGCCCACCAGAAGCAGGCGACGAGGCCGAGGCAGGGGATGGCCTGCATGGTGATGACGAAGACCCGACCGGCGCGGCCGGCGGCGGCCTGAACCGCCTGTTCACGGCGCGCCTGGCGCTGGGCCTCGGCAGCTTCGCGCATGATCCGGTTGCACTCGCGCTCAGCGCGCCGGTCGCGAACGGCCTGCCAGTTCGGATGGAAGCCGATGCCCAGCGGATGCGGGCGCATGTCGATGTAGGCGTCGTGGGCCACGGGCATCTCCCCTCTGATCTGGGAGAACTGTAAGAAACATACATGAACGCAGCAAGCGAAAAATGTATAAAACTTACAGTTTATGATACACCACCCTCATGACCCAACCGAACGCTGGACTCTCGGAGATGGCTTTGAATACGGTCCCCCCTTGCTTGGGGGACGACATGGCCTGGACGCCGCCGCCTTTGCGTGCAGACGTCATCACGGCGGGAGAAGTGCTGCGCACCAGCATCCCGACCGACCGGATCGACGAGGCCGCCGCTCACTTCAGGACCGCGCATGACTGGCGCGCCTCGCATTTGCTGCCACTCCACAGCCTGCGCCTGAGCCTGCATCAGCAAGCTAGGGCTGTGGCCGCCGAGGCCGTGGTCGCGGGCAGGATCAAGCGCATGGCGTCGATCCGTAAGAAGCTTCAGCGGTCGCGGATCAACCTGTGGGACATCCAGGACATCGCCGGCGTCCGGGCCGTCATGCCAGACATGCCCGCCGTTGAAGCCGTCATTGGGCGGTTTCAGGACGGACGCTCCAGGCACAAGGTCGCCAAGATCGACGACCACATCGGATCGCCCAAAGCGTCAGGCTACCGGAGCGCCCACTTGATGATGCGTTACCAGGGCGATGACGAAGCGTTCAGGAGCCGAGCCGTCGAGATCCAGATCCGCACCCAGTTGCAGCATGCCTGGGCGACTGCGCTCGAAGCCGTGGGCTTCATGCGCGGCGAAGACATGAAGGCGGGTGTCGGCTGCGCTGATTGGCTCCGGTTCTTTGTTCTCATGTCTGCGGAAATCGCGACACACGAAGGCCTGCCGATACCGTCGGGAACCCCGGATGACGCCAAGGCCCGACTTGAAGAAGTCGCGGACCTTGAGGAGCGCATAGAAGCGATCAAGACCTTGGAGAGCTATCGTAGCGCGATCAACCATCTGCACCAGGGCTCGCGGTCTTTCAGCGGACGATATGTCATCACCCTTGATCGGTCGGCCATGCGGGTCACCGTCAAGCCTCTCAATAATCTGGACACGATCCTACTGGGCATCACAGCCGCCGAAGGCACAGGTTCTGACTCGGTCGTGGTCGAGGCTGACAGCGTTCAGGGGCTGATCGCCGCGTATCCGAACTACTTCATGGATGTCGGTAGTTTCACGGATGAGATACGCAGGGCGCTCGGACGAGCATCGGTCGGCAAGCCTTACCTGACCTGGCTGCGCTATTGGAAATGGCGCCCCGTATAGGCTGGCCGCCCCGCCCCCAACCCCGAAGCTCAGCCAACCAATGACATTCCGCTGTGAATGTTATTTCAGCGCGGACGAATGTCCGTGACCTTAGCAGCCCACGCCACCGTCTCGTTGAACAGCGGCGGCTCTGAAGAGTTTGAAATCAGGTGGAAGCGCCCGCTGTCGCCCGGCATGAGTTGCTTCACGACGACCCGTCCGTCGTCCAGGCCGACAACGCACATTTTGCCGTGCAGGTCCGGCGTTACTGGCGAGCGCACGTCATCATAGAAGATGATCGCTTCGTCCAGGAGCGGTCCCAGGCTGGAGCCGCGCACGGCGGCGGCAACGGTGGTCGGCTTGCTGTCTCGCGGTGGTGACACGTAGTCGAAAGGCCCCTGCCCCTGGTCGTACAGCGCCAGCTCGGCGCCGGCCGAGACGTAGCCAACCACTGGGACAGATTCGGACGTATGGCCGTCGTCTGCTTCGCCGCGCCCACTATAGAGCCATTCGGCATTCACGCCGTAAGCGACGGCATATTCCTGTGCCTTGGCAAAGGAGAACGAGGCATTGCCGTTCTCATGGGCGGGATAGCTATTCGGCTGGAACTTGAACTGGCGCACTGCATCAGCCGCAGACTTCACGCCTGCGCCTATGCGCGCCTGTCGCAGCCGGTCAGCCCGAGCCTTCTTATCCCCGTCCATGTAGAAAACATACGAGGATCGAGCTGTATGTAGGTTACAGTTTTGCCTTGCGGGCAATCTGTAAGTTTCATACAGTCCGATCCCATGAGGACCTTCAGCCAAATCATTCGCGACGCTGGCGGGGCCACAGCCCTGGCCCGCAAGATCGGGGAAGACCCCAACACGGTTCATGCCTGGAAGCGCGGGAAGAGCATCCCCGCCCCCCGGTGGAACGCGGTGGTCAACGCCGAGTTGGCGACATTGAAGGAGCTTGCCGACGCTGCCGAAGCGCGGCGCTCAGCGCCCGCCAACGACCAAGCCGACATCGGCGCCGAAGACCCCGAAGCCCGACGGCGAGCGGCCTGACCATGGCGGGGGGAGACATCAAGGGGACGAGGCCGACGCGGTCGGTGGTCGACATCCTGATCAGCACGATCCGGTCGCAGGCCGCGGCGACGCTGGCGCTGGAGAGCCTGCTGGCTGACCGCGCGGACGAGTTCACCATCGCGCGGGCCCGTCGGATCGTTCTGGACACCGCCCTGACGGCTCAGTCGACGGCCGAGGGCGCCGAGCGCCTGCAACGCGCCGCGCTGGCCGGGCTGCCGCCCTCCCTGATCGTCGCCAACGCCGACCACCCCTCACCTCCCGATGAGCCGCCGCCCCAGGCGGCCTGATCCTTTGACCGTATGGCCGCGCTTCGTGGCCGTCACCTTGCCCCAGACCGGAACTTCGCAATGAGCGCCATCGCCCCCGCCAACATCAAAGCCCTGTTCGACCAGCTGGTTTCGGCGGTCGGCACGCAGGACGCCGCGGCCACCTTCCTCGGCATCAGCCGCCAGCGCGTCGGGCAGTTGATCAGCACGTCGAACAACGACCTGCCGACGCTGCTGCAGATCGCCAAGCTGGAGCAGGTCTGCGGCCAGTCGCTGGTCTTCGGCGCCCTGGCGCGTGAGATCGAAGCCGAGGCTGGCGTTCATTGCGCCCTCGCCGCGCACGTCGCCGCCAACGCCGCCAGCGGAGCCGCCCTGAGCACGGTCTACGAGGCCAACGCCGACGGCGTGCTGGAGCCGCATGAGATCGACAAGGCGCAGGACCGCGCCCGCGAGAACCTCGAAGCCGCCCAGAAGGCGTTCGACGCGACCATGCGGATGAAGCCGACGCTTCGGGTGGTGGCCTGATGTTCGGCTTCCGCAAAGCCCGCGCTGCACTGCGTCTTCATGAGGCTAACCGCGCGTTCGTCAAGGCTCGCGCCGACCGCCTCCGCGCCGAGATCCGCCGGGACACTCGCGCCATGCACGCCACCGGAGCCGCGCTCCGCAAGGCCCGCACCGAACAGGTCGCCGCCGAGCTGAACTACGCCGCCGTCACTTCCAAACCCCTTCACGCCTGAACCGAGCGAATCTCATGACCGACATCACATTCGACGCGTCCACCGACGTTCTGACGGCCGCCGCCCAAGGCCGCCTAACATCCATCATCGAGCGCCTGGAACGCCTCGAAGAGGACAAGCAGGCCGTCATGATCGACATGAAGGAGGTCTTCGCTGAGGCCAAGGGCGAAGGCTATGACGTCAAGGTCCTCCGCAAGGTGCTGCGCCTGCGGAAACAGGACCGCGCCAAGCGTCAGGAAGAAGAAGCGATCCTCGACCTCTACCTGTCCGCGCTCGGGGAGGTCTGACCATGCTCGGTGCCCCCGCCATGATCGAACCTGCGCGGGGGCGCGTCTCCCGATGACAGTAGCAACCAATCGCGGTGGTTCACCCACTGCCGGAACCTTCGCCACGTCTCGCCGCGGAGGTTTGACGCCGCAGGAGGTCCAGATGGCTCGCGCGATGCGCGCCAAGGGTCGCGGCTGGCAGACCATCGCCAACGTCATGGGTCGATGCCGTGAGGACCTGCAAGCCCTGGAGGCGTCCAACGACGCTGGCCAGCCTGTCGGTGGTCCGCGCGCTCGCCCTTTCGCCTGGACGGAAGAAAAGCTGGCCATGTCGGAGCGCCTGTACCGGGAAGGGTTTGGCGCCAACACCATCGCCTCGGCAGTCGATTGCGACCTGAGGACGGCCGAGGCGCGGTACAGCCTGCTTCGCCGGAAGGTGACGCGATGATGCACATCAACCGCATCTCGGCCCGCTCGGTGATCGAGCATGTCGGCGCCCGGCATGGTCTGGACTTCGCCGTCATGGCGGGGGTCAACCGCGCCTACCGGATTGCTCGCCCCCGTCAGGTGGCGATGTACTGCGCGCACACGCTGTGCCCTCACGTCAGCTCGGCGATGATCGGCAGGCTGCTGGGTGGGCGCGACCACACGACCATCCTGCACGGCATCCGAAAGATCGAGAGCCTGCTGCCGGTCGACGCCGACATCCGTGCCGAGGTGGCCGAGGTCGTCGCCCATTTCCGCCTGAGCAGCACCGAGCCGCGGGACCTGATGCTGTCGGCGCAGATCGACGCTGCATCCAAGCATCTGGAAGCCCTGATCAACGAGGCCCGCTTGCGGGTGGACATGGCGAGGCTGGCGGCATGAGCGTCCAGGCCATCACATGGGCGCTGGAGCAGCCCTGCGCGACAGCCACTGAGAAGGCGATCCTGCTGGTGCTGGCGAACTACGTCGGCGCCGACGGCACCTGCTACCCCGGACAGGACACCCTGGCGGCCCAGTCGTCATGCTCGGTGAAGAGCGTGGAGCGGTCGCTGGCTGTGTTTGAGGGCCGCGGCTGGATTGAACGACACGCCCGGCGCCGGCGCGACGGATCGCGCACGTCGGACTTGATCGTGTTCGTCGCCACTAACCCGCCGGAGAAGGTCGAAGCGGCCCAACCCGACACAGAGTCGGTTTGCGAACCAACCCGACACCCTGTCCAAACCAACCCGACACCCTGTCCAAACCAACCCGACACGGTGTCGGGGCTCACTACGTTTGAACCGCTAGGGGAACCATTAGGTGAACCGCTAGGTGCTGCTGTTGTTGCGCAGGCGCCCGCGAACGATCCGGTTCCGGTGGTTCAGGTCGTCGAGACGGTGGTGAGCGACTGGCCCGAGGGCGACGCCCGCCGTCACGCCGAGCTGCTGAGCCAGGCCGCCAACACGATCCGCCTCGACCCCGCTCGCCAGCCGGGCCTGACCACGACGCTGGGCCGCCTCGCCGCCTGGCGCCGCGACGGGGCGAGCTGGGAACACGACGTCCTGCCCGTGGTCACCGCCATCGCCGCCAAGCGCGGCCCGCCCATCGCGTCCTGGAAGTTCTTCGACGCCGCCATCGCCCAGTCCATCGCCGACAACCGCCAAGCCCTGACCATTCCCGAGGCCCGCCATGCAGCCCCTGCCGATGTCCGCCGCACCGATCGCCACGTCGCCGTCCTCGACAACTACGACCGCCACTGGTCCGGTGCTGAGCAGGGCGCTGAGCTGCTGGCTGCTCGACGAAACCTCTGACGCCAAGGCCATCGAGGTCATCGCCAAGAGCGACATCCTGCGCAGCGAGGCGACCATGGCGATGCCGGCCCTGCGCACCGCCGCCCTTCGGCCCGCCAGCCCCGACGAGATCCGCGCCATCATCGGGTCCCGGTTCCCGACCTATCCGCAGCCGAAGCGCACCGAGGGCGAGGCGGCAGCGTTCTGGGCGGACTACTTCGACGCCCTGGAGGGCCTGACCCCGGCGATGATCGAGGCGGGCATGGCGGCGCACGTGAAGGACCCGAAGGCCGAGTTCCTGCCGAAGCCGGGCCGTCTGGCCGAACTGGCGAAGACCACGCCGACGACCGGCCGCTTCACCCGGGCCTACAACCGCGCCCGCTCGGCGGTGGTCGCCAGCCAGAAGGCGGCAGCGCCCAAGCCGGTGGTCGAGGAGCGCCCGTCGCCTGAGGAGGTGAAGGCCATGGTCGCCCAGACGCTGAAGGCCCTGGCCGAGACGCCGACAGCGAAGGCCGCCGCCGCGAGGAAGCAGGCGATGAAGCCGACGCCCTCCGCTACCCTGCCCGCTGGCAGCCACATGAGCGCGGAGATGCGCGCCAAGCTGGAGGCCCGCAAGGCCATCCTGCCCCGATACGACCTCGACCAGTATGGAGAAGCCGCATGACGACCCTGAAGGCTACGGCCGCGCAGTCGATCGCCCTGGAGCGTCGCAGGCTGACGGATCGCGCGGCGCTGGTCCGTGGCAGGGTCGAGGCCACGCCCGGATGCAACCTCCTGCCCAAGATCGCCAACGTCGAGAACCGCATGCGCCTGATGCAGTTCGCCATGGCCAAGACGCTGCTGGACGAGATCGACGACACCCTGGAGGACATCCGCCGGAAGGCCGAGGCCGAGGAGATGCAGCGCGGCCAAGACGAACAGGACAGGCTGCTGGCCGCCAACGGCGCCGAGACGGCGCGTACCGCCTCAGGCGCCGGGATGCGGCACGGCCTACTGTGGTTGATCCAGAAGGGTCGCTTGACCCCAACCCGCCGCACGTCCGGTCAGCGGTGGTCGGACGATTACAGCCTCGTTCGGACGGACGGGCTGCGTTCCTGCCTCAACGACAATGACGGTGGCGGTGGTACGGCTGAGCAGCCGCATGACGAGAAGCGAGTGGCGGCGATGCAGCGGCTTGATCGCGCCCGCTACCATATCGGCTGCGCCACAGGCTCGCGCAGGCTGGCCGACCTGCTGGACGCGGTATGCGGCCGCGGAGAGACGCTCAGGGCGCTGGCACGCGGAGACAAGGACCAGGCCGAGCGACTGGAGGTTGAACTGATGATCGCTTTAGACATGGCGGCTGTGAGTTACGACATCGTCCGCGTTGCCGCCTGATAGGTCTTGCAAACGGGGCCAAACAGAGCGACAAATCGATATCGGCGCTTCTTGCGTCTGGAGACACAGGCCCACGGGGGAACCGGCGGGCCTTTTTCTTTGCCGCCAACAGGCTGGCTTTCCCTACGCCGCGACGCCATTGCAACCGCGACCTGCCCCGGGCGAGGGCGTATCCGATCCGACCTGCGCCCCAGGACGGGGCGTCAACACGCGGCGTCTGCGGTCGAGGCCGTCTAGAGCGTGAAGGCGATCACACCCGGACATCATTCGGAGGCGAGCATGGCCCAGATCAACGCGACCGTCTCGCTGACCTTCCGCCACCGCTGGCTGGGCATGACCTTCATCGTCATCACCTGCGCGCCGTTCATGCTCCTGGGCATCGAGCCCAGCGAGAAGACGACCGAGCGTCTCGCCTCCATCGCCTATCGGCTTGCAGGGCCGAAGGTCACCGTTTCCTGATGGCCCCTCGGCCTGACAGACGCACTGATGAAGCCGCAGCCTATCGACGCCTCTACAAGACCGCGCGCTGGCTTCGCCTTCGCCTAGCCCAGCTCGCCGCTGAGCCTCTCTGCCGCATGTGCGCCATGCAGGGCCGCGTCACTGCTGCCACTGTCTGCGACCACGTGGACCCCAAGACCAAGCTGGACCCGGCGACGTTCTTTGACGGGCCGTTCCAATCTCTCTGTGACGCAGAGCCCTTCCGCTGCCACTCCAGCCGGAAGCAGCGCATCGAGGCGCTCGGATACGAGCCGGGATGCACGTCGACCGGCCGACCAGTCGACCCAGCTCACCCGTGGAACCGCGCGAGGCCTGCCTGACCCCAAGGGGGGGGCGGGTCCAAAGTCCCAGATCCGTCCCTTTCGGACCGGCGGGGTCCCTACAAACGCACCGAGATCAGTTTTGAACTAAAAAGTTGGGAGCACCCCCGTAGGGGGTGATGCTGCATGAACGAAGTGCCGGGCACTGGAAGCATCGTCCCGGAGCCACACTGGTCCATGCTCCTGACCGACGAACTGGAGATCGCTGCAGCCGGCGAACATTGGCGCCGCGTCACCGGCGAGATGCGAGATCGATCGATCCTCGCGCCCTCGAACGGCCACGCCATCCAGCGCCTGGTTCTGTCCTACGTGATCTACGACCGTTGCTCGCGGGAGGTGGCGGACAACGGCGCCGTGCTGAAACCGAAGCGGGGCAACCCCAAGGCCATCGCTCGGATCAGCCCGCACTTCTCGGCCATGCGGGAGGCGGCGTCGGACGCCACCCAACTCGAAGCGGAACTGGGTCTGTCGCCCCGCCGCCGCGCGACGGCCGCCAAGGTCGAGCGGAAAGCGAGGTCAGCACGTGCCTCGGACACCTATCTCCGCGCCGTACCCAAGTGACGCGGCGACGCGCTGGGCGACGGACGTTGTCGCCGGGCGGATCATCTCGGGCGAACTGGGCGGACTGGCGGCTGAGCGGCACCTTCGGGACCTGAGAGACGGCCCGGCTCGGGGCCTTCACTTCGACGTTGCATCGGCTGAACGGGCGCTCGGCTTCTTCCCGGCGGTCCTGTCGATCACGGCCGGAGCCAAGGAAGGCGAGCCGTTCCACCCGCTGCCCTGGCACGCGTTTACGGTCGGGTCGTTGTTCGGCTGGAAGAAGGAAAGCGGCCGGCTGCGCTTTCGACAGGCATGGCTGGAGACCGGAAAGGGCCAGGCGAAGTCGCCGCTGATGGCGGCCATCGGCCTCTACATGATGGGCTGGCACGGGGTCCGCCGGTCGGAAATCTACGCCATCGGGCAGGATCGGGCGACGGCGAACGTCCTGTTCAAGGACGCCGTGGCCATGTGCCGGGCGAACATGCCGGAGACCCCGGAGGACGAAACCGACAGCCTGGTCAGCCGGGGCGAGGTTCTGATACGCGGCGAAGGCGACAACGCCTGGAAGATCGAGCACCCGGAGACGGAGTCGAAGTTTCAGGCGCTGGCGAACGGCGAGGCCATCTCTGGCCCACGCCCCACCCTGGTCACGGCCGACGAGATCCACGAGTTCAAGGCGGCGACCAGCATCGAGACCTGGCGCCGAGCCATCGCGAAGATGCCGGGCGACGCTCTGATGCTGCTCGGGACCAACACGCCCGCGACCACTCAGGTGGTCGGAACCGCCTATAGCGAGTTCTTCCAGCGCGTTCTGAAGGGCGAGGTTACCGACGACGAGGCCTTCGCCTTCATCGCCCGCGTCGATAAGGCGGATCGGGAGACGATCTTCGATAACCCTGCCGCATGGGTGAAGGCCCTGCCGGCGCTCGGGATTACGTTCCCGACGGAGAACATCCAGGGGGAGGTCAACACGGCCCGCGTGCTGACGTCGACGGCCATGTCGGTGAAGCGGCTGTACTTCGGCATCCCGACCGGGAGCGTGGATTTCTGGATCGAAGAGGACGCGTGGTCGGCAGTGCAAGGCCCGGTTGATCCGGCCGAGTTCAAGGGCTGCCCTTGCTGGCTGTCCCTCGACTTGTCGCAGAAGAACGACCTGACCGCCCTGACTGCCGTCTGGCTGAAGGACGGCAAGCTCTACGCCAAGACGTGGTACTGGACGACGCGAAACGGCCTGACCGAGCGCGAGCGGAACGACCACGCGCCCTATGCCGAATGGGAGGCTGCGGGTCACCTTCGCGTGGTGGAAGGCGCCACGATCGACAAGACTTACGTCGCCGAGCAGGTGGCCGAGCTGGTCGCCACCCACGACGTTCAGTTTCTGGCCTTCGACCCTGCCGGAATGGCCGACTTCGTCAGCGCCTGTGACCAGGCCGGACTTCAGGTCTGGCGTTGGAAGGGCCCGAAGGAGCCGGAGGGCGAAGGCCTGAAGCTGGTGGCCCACGCACAGGGAACGCGGGTGGTGTTCGAAGACCGCCAGCTTTGCATGCCGCGTAGCGTCGAGCGACTTGAAGACGCGATCCTCGAAAAGAGGATCACCATCGATGACTCGCCGATCACCTACTGGTGCGCCGGCAACGCCCTTCTGATCGCTGATGGCCAGAAGAACCGCGCCTTCGACAAGCAGCGCTCGCGCGGACGGATCGACGGCCTCGTCACCATTGCGATGGGGGCCGGCGCCGCGACGAGCGCACAGACTGAGGGAGGCGCGGACTTGGACGATTTCATCAGCAACGCGGTGATGGTCTAGTGAACATCTGGCCATTCAATCGCCCCCGACAGGAGGTCCTGTCCCCCGACGAAGTCGCCAAGCAGCAACGCCTGCGGCTGTCGGATGCAGGCTCTCTGGGGTGGATATTCGGGCGCGAAAGCAACTCGGGGAAAAAGGTCAACCTCCAGACCACCCTGCAACAAGCCACGTCCTGGGCTTGCATCCGACTGACCGCCACGGCGGTGGCGTCGCTCCCCGCTGAAGTCTTTGAGAAGGGCGCCGACGGCAGCCGCGTCTCGCGAGACGATCATGAACTCGCCGAACTGCTGCTATCCAGCCCGAACGCTGCCCAGACCCCGCTGGAGTTCTGGGAAACCAAGGTCGGTGGGCTGGTCGCACGCGGAAACGCCTATTCGGAACGGGTGTTCAGCGGCTCGCGGCTGACGGCTCTGGAGCCGGTCAGCGCCCGGCCGGTTCGCATCGATGGCGTCCTGAAGTTCAAGGTCCATGACCGCGGCAAGGAGGAGACCCTTCCGGCCGACAAGATCTGGCACCTGAAGGGCTTCAACTTCGGCGGTGATGAAGGTCTGTCGCCCATCGCCCTTGGCGTTCACTCGCTGGGCTCGGCGATGGCGGCAGATGAAACGGCAGCTCGCATCTTCTCGAACGGCTTGCAACAGCCGCTCTTCATCAACTCGGGTCAGGTCAAGCTGACGCCGGAACAGCGGAGTGATCTCCGCGCCATGTTCAAGAAGTTCACGGGCTCCGACAACGCCGGGAAGGTGATGGTGCTGGAGCAGGGAATGACGCCCATCCCCTTCACGCTGAACCCTGAAGACGCCCAGATGCTGGATAGCCGACGCTTCAACGTCGAGGAGATATGCCGGTGGTACGGCATGCCGCCCATCATCATCGGGCACGCGGCCGACGGTCAGACGATGTGGGGCACCGGCGTCGAGCAGATCCTGATTGCCTGGCTCACCCTGGGCATCAACCCACTCTGCCGGCGCATCGAGGCGCGCGTGACCAAGGACCTGGTCCCGCTGGGCCAGAAGCGACGCATCAAGTTCGAGTTCAATCGGGAAGGCCTCCTTCAGGCCGACAGCAAGGCGAAGGCCGAATATCTTTCGACCATGGTCCAGAACGCCCTGATGACGCGCAACGAGGCGCGGGCGAAACTGAACCTACCGAAGGTGCCGGGCGGCGACACGCTGACGGCCCAGACCAATCTCGCGCCGCTGGATCAGCTGGGCCAGGGCGGCGGCGACGTTGGCGCCCAAATGCGCCACCTGCTCGGCATCAAGGACAACTGACCATGACGCTTCGCAACCTGCCGGCCGCCGCCGTTCTGGCGCGGCCCGATCTCGCGCATTCTGCTTGTCCGCGCCGGGCGATGGCCGCGTGGAACCCGGGCGTGCGCGCCGCGGGCGACACTGACACCGACGCATCCATCTCCATCCTCGACGTGATCGGTTTCGACTGGTGGACTGGCGAGGGCGTGACCACGAAGCGCATCGCCGCCGCCCTGCGTCAGATCGGCGAGCGGGACGTGGTGGTGAACATCAACTCCCCCGGCGGCGACTACTTCGAGGGTCTGGCGATCTACAACCTGCTTCGCGAGCACAAGGGCAAGGTGACCGTCAAAATCCTCGGCATCGCCGCGTCGGCGGCGTCCGTGATCGCCATGGCCGGCGACGAGGTTCAGATCGCCCGCGCCGGCTTCCTGATGATCCACAACGCGTGGGTCACGACGAGCGGCGACCGTCACCAGTTGCGCGAGACCGCCGACTGGCTGGAGCCCTTCGACTCCACGGCGGCCGATATCTATTCGGTTCGAACCGGGATCAAGACGGCCGATCTGGCGCTCATGCTGGACAAGGAAACGTGGATCGGCGGCGCAGACGCCGTCGAAAAGGGTTTCGCCGACGGCCTGCTGTCGAGCGATCAGATCGCCGACAACCCGCAGCAGCGGGAGCGCGGCGAGCGCCTGCGCGCCGAACGCGCGGCCGACAACCTTGGACGTCTGGCGGGCGCCTCCCGCACCGAGATCAGGCAACTGATCCAAGACCTGAAACGCGTCACGCCTGGTGCTGACGACGACGGCATGCCGGACGCTGCCGACGCCTCGGAGGTGCGATCCCTCCTGGAAGACCTGCGGGCCCGATAAGGCGGCGCCCGCCCACCCCCAAAAAACTGGAGACTACCTATGATCCTCCGTCATGCACTGGCGGTGAGCGCGCTCGCGTCCGCCGCAACCCGCGCCATGTCGTTCCAACCGGCCGGCGCGCCCCTGATGCTTCGCGGCATGCAGATCGCCTATGCTCCCGACGACGAGCGCGGCGTCAGCTCGTCGGACATCAAGGAGATCCGTCAGCAACTGGACCGGGTCACCGGCGAAGTGAAGCAGACGGCTGAGAAGGCCCTGAAGCAGGCCGAGGACACCGGCAAGGTGACCGATGAGGTCAAGCAGGCGGCTGACAAGCTGCTGGTCGAGCAGAAGGGCCTGCAAGGCAAACTGGAGGCGCTGGAAGAGCGGCAACAGCAGATCGAGCAGAACGCCAGCCGCCGTGATCGTGGCGCCGAGCCCGCGATGAGCCTGGGCCAAGCTATCGCCGAGAGCGACGGTCTGAAGGCCTTCATCGCCCAAGGCGCCAAGGGCACGGCCCGGATCGAAGTGAACAACGTCATCACTTCGGCCTCCGCTGGCGGACTGATCCAGCCCACGCGTGACGGCGAAATCATCAGCCTGCGCCGCCGCGCTCCTCGCATCCGTTCGCTGCTTAATCAGGGCCGCACCGACTCCAGCTCCGTCGAGTACGCTCGCCAGACTGTTCGGACCAACAACGCCGGCGTCGTGGCTGAGAATACGCTGAAGCCGGAGTCCAACTACGCCTGGGCCAAGGCGGATGCGCTGGTTCGGACCATCGCCCACTGGGTGCCGATCTCGCGCAACACCCTGGACGATGCGAAGGCGCTACAAACCGAGCTGGACAGCGAACTGCGCTACGGCCTCGACATCGCCGAGGACGAAGAGCTGCTGAACGGCGACGGCACGGGCGAGCACCTGTCCGGCCTCCGCGCCAACGCCAGCGCCTATTCGGCTCCGTTCGTTCTCGAAAACGAGACGCCGATTGACACCCTGCGTCTGGCGCTCCTCCAGCTTGAGCTGGCGGACTATGCCGGCGACGGCTTCATCCTGAACCCGATGGAGTGGGCCCGGATCGAGCTGACCAAGAACACCCAGGGCAGCTACATCTTCGCCAATGTGCTGCAGCTCGCCGGGCCGACCCTCTGGGGCCGCTCGGTGGTTTCCACGACCGCCATGGACGCCGGCGACTTCATGGCCGGCGAGTTCGGGGTGGCGGCGACCATCTACGACCGCATGGACGCCGAAGTGCTGTTCTCGACCGAGGACCGCGACAACTTCGTCAAGAACATGATCACGGCCCGCGCCGAGAAGCGCCTCGCCTTCGCGGTGAAGCGTCCGGCCGCGCTGGTCGACGGTTCGTTCCCACCGGTCGCTCCCTAAGCCCTGAAGCCAGCCCCCAGCAATGGGGGCTGGCCCCATCTGCTCCGAGAAGGACTGTCCCATGCATATTCGTTTCAAACGCTCCCTGCGCGGCGACTACGGTCGCGCCCGGGCCGGCGACGTGAAGCTTGTTGAACCCGAGGTCGGCAAAAGCCTCGTTCAGCGCGGGCTCGCCGTCGAGGTCGACGAGGCCGCCGCCAAGGCCGCTGAGAAGGCCGCCGCCGACAAGGTGAAGGCTGACGCCGCCGCCGAGAAAGGCGGAGCGAAGGCGGCCGCCGCCAAGGCCGACTGATCATGCCCATCGTTGTCGTCGAACCGCCTGCGGGATTGGTCAGCTATGACCTGGCGAAGAAGCACCTTCGGCTGGAGGAAGCCGACGACAGCGAGAAGGATCTGATCGAGGCTTACATCGCTGCGGCGACCGCCTGGATTGATGGTCCGACCGGCTGGCTCGGCCGGACCATCATGACCCAGACCTTGGAGCTTCGCTGCAGCACCTTCTCAGGTGCCGCCTTCCTGCCCTATGGCCCGGCTACCGAGATAGTCAGCGTCAAATACGTATCGGCCGCCGGCGCCGAAGAAACGCTGGTCCCCGCCACATACGAAGTCGTTGCAGGTGGACTGGGCCTCAAGGCGGGTGCGTCGTGGCCCTCGTTGCGCGGAGACGCCGAGGGCGTCCGCGTTCAGTTTAAGGCCGGCGCGGACAACGTCCCCGCCTCCGTCCAGCAAGCCGCCCTCCTGCTGATAGGCCAGTGGTTCCGCAACCGCATGGCCGTCAACGTCGGCAACATCGTCAACGAGCTGCCCTTTGGCGTCGAGGCGTTGCTTGCTCCGCTCCGTAGGTTTGCCTGACCATGGAACCGGGCGAACTGGACCGCCGCGTCGTCTTCTATCGCGACCAAGTGACGGGACGGACAGACAAGGGCGGTCCGATCACGACCGAGGTGGAATACGCCAAGGCCTGGGCGAAGAAGACCGATGTGCGAGACGCCGAGCGCGTCGCGGCCCAACAGGTCGGAGCCACCATCAGCACGCGCTTTCAGACCTACTGGTCGCAGAAGTTGGCGGCGGTCGATCCGACCTTCCGCCTGCGGCTGGCCGGTCGGACCTACGAGATCACCGGGGTGAAGGAGATCGGCACCCGGGAAGGTCTGGAGTTCACCACCACGGCGGAAGCCGACAAGCCCACGGAGTGATCATGAAGACCCTGAAGTTCAACCGCCAGTTCGCCCACACCCTGAACGAGCGCCAGGAGGCTCGTTACCTCGAGGGCCGAACCTATTCGGTCAATGACGAAGTGGCGAAGGCCGCCCTGGCCGCCAAGGCTGCAGACGAAGTTCCGGCCGAGACGGCGCCGGCCGCGAAGAAGGGTGGCTGACACCTTCAAGATCGAGGGCCTCTCCGACCTGGAAAAGGCCCTCGGCGACCTTCCTAAGGCGACCGGGAAGAACGTCCTTCGCCGGGTCGCTCTGGCGGCGCTGGCCCCCGTTGCGGAAGATATGCGCCAGAATGCGCCGGAGGATGACGACGCGCCGGCGGGTCGGACCAAACTGAAGGACGATATCCACGTCACCACTCGCCGACCCAAGGGCGGCCAGAGCGAGCCTCGGCAGTCGGAGGTCGAGGCCTTCGCAGGCCCGGGCCGTCACCCCAAGGCGGTGCAGCAAGAGTTCGGCAACGAGCGCCACGGTCCGCAGCCGTACGTCCGCCCGGCGTGGGACAACAACCGCGACAACATGATGATCGATGTCGCTGATGGCCTCGGCGCCGAGATCGCCAAGGCCGCCGAGCGCATGGCGCGTAAGCAGGCCCGCCTGCTGAAAGGTCGAGGATGATCAAGGAAGCCATCTTCGCCCGGCTGTCGGCTGACGCAGGCGTCACCGCCCTGTGTGCGGGCCGGATCTATCCTGGCCTCCGTGACCAAGGCAGCGGCCTCCCGGCTGTCGTCTATCACCTGATCAGCGCGCCGCGCCGTCGCACCTTGCAAGGCCGCACGATTATGACCTTCGCCCGCGTCCAGGTGGACTGCTGGGGTGATGACGAGGACGCCGCCGACCAACTGGGCAAGGCTGTGAAGGCCGCCCTGGAAGGCGCCCGATTTGATCATGGGGGTGCGCGCGTCCGCGGCGTCTTCCTGATCGACGAAGCCGACGGCGCCGGCACTGGCGACGGCACCGTTCCCTTTCGAACCCGGCTGGACTTTCGGGTCAGCCTAATCCCGGCCTAAGGAGGGCCGACAGCTATGGCAGACAGCGAAGCCGACATCGGCTACCTGACCAAGTTCAAGGTCGGCGACGGCAACGTCACGCCGGGCCCTGAAGTGTTTGCGACCATCGCCGAGGTCACCGGCCTGACCCCGCCGTCGGCCGCCTTCGGCGAGGTGCAAACCACGCACCTGAACACGCCCGGCGCCATGCATACCTATCGGCCGACGCTGGCTGATCCGGGCGAGGTGACCGTCAACATCAACTACGCGCCCGGCGGTGATGACGACGTCGCTGTTCGCGGTCTGCTGGACCGTAAGACGCGCAACTTCGAGATCGAGTACCCGAACGGCGCCAAGACCCAGTTCTCCGGGTTCGCTAAGACCTGGACGCCGTCCGAGGTCGCGCTGGAAGAGCTGATGGCTGCGGTGCTCGTGATCCGCGTGTCGGGCGCTCCGACCTACGTTGCCCCGCCGGTGACCCCCTGATGGCCGCCAATCCGGTGCGCGGCGAAGTGACGTTTGAAGCTGAGGGCCAGACCTATCGCCTGGTCTTCAGCACCAACGCGCTCGCCGCCCTTGAAGACCGCCTCGACAAGAGCGTCGGGGAGATCGGTAGCATGTTCGAGACGGGCCTGCGGCTGGGGCACCTGCGCGCCCTTATGTGGGCCGGTCTGAGCGACCATCACGATGTGTCGGAACTGGCGGCGGGCGACCTGATCGACCTGATCGGCCACGAGACCGCTGGCGAGAAGATCGGGCAGGCCTTCGTTCTCGCCTTCCCTGAGGAGGATGCCAGCGGCGCCGCCCGCCCTCAGAAGCCGGCGGTGAAAAAGACCGCTGGGACTGGGAAGACCTCCTAACGATCTGGGTGTCGGCCGGGCTGGATGGCGACGCCTTCTGGCGCCGCACGCCTCGCCTCGTCGCCGCCGAGCTTGAGGGCCGCGCTCGCGCTTCGGAACGCGAGGAGTCGGGCCGCGCGTGGCTGGCGTGGAACATCGGCATGCTGTCCGGCGTCGACCTCAAGCACTACCCGAAGTCGCCCGCCGACCTGCTCCCGAAGAAAGCGACCTCGACCAAACCGGACTGGCGCTCGATGGAACAGGCCGCCCTGGCCTGGACCGTGAACCGCGGTGGTTCGGTGCTGCGGGGTTGACCCGTAGCACCTGCCCCGCGAGGCTGCCCCGTCTTAGGAGGGGGTGTCATGGACAGGTTTCAGAGGATCGCAGCGTGCGCAGGGCTTGTGTTTTCCCTTAGCGGCTGCGGCAGCGATGCCGGGCAAATCCGCGCGGCGAAAGACATCGTGCGCGAGGAACTGCTCGACGGCTCATCGGCCCAGTTCGAAGACGTGGTGTCGAGCACGATCACCGATGGCCGGAAACTGGTCTGCGGGTGGGTGAACGCTAAAAACCGGTTGGGGGCCTATACCGGGTTCGAGCATTTCGTGGTCGCCGATGGCACGGTTCAGGTTTTGGGCTCTGCCACTCGTCCTGGATATGAAACAGTCTTCGGCGCCTGCATCGCGAGAAACGCCAAGGCGTCGGCTCGGCAAGACCGAGAGCTGGATCGCGCTGTGGCGGACTACGAAGCGGCGGTAGAAGCAGCCCTTAAGTAAAAGCCGAAAAATTACGCAAAGGAAGGGCTCGCTCGCGCGGGCCCTTTTTCTATGGAGGCTGCCATGGCGAACGCTTCGACTGTTGGCGCGCTGCGCGTCGTCCTTGGGATCGACACAGCCGCCTTTACCGGCGGCCTGACCAAGGCCCAGGCCCACCTGAAGAAGGCCGGCGGCCAGATGCAGAAAACTGGCCGGGAGCTGCGGACCATCGGCTTGGCGCTGAATGCAGCCGTAGTCGGCGCCGCCACCGCCGCTGGCGTCGCGGTCCTGAAGCTGTCGGATCAGATTATTGACCTCGCGGCCGAGGCGAAAACTGCTGGCGTCGCCTTCAAAGAGTTCCAGGCGCTGAAGTTCGCAGCCGACCGCAATCAGGTTAGCTTGGCGGCCCTGACGGACGGAATGAAGGAGCTTCAGCTCCGCGCCGACGAGTTCGTGAAAACCGGGAAAGGCAGTAGCGCCGAGGCCTTCCAACGTCTTGGATTCACTGCCTCTGACCTGTCGAAGCGACTGAAGGACCCGAGCGCACTATTCGAGGAAATCATCCGTCGCCTCGGCCAAGTCGATAAGGCGGCGCAGATCCGCATCTCCGACGAGATTTTTGGCGGCACCGGCGGTGAGCAGTTCGTGCGCTTCCTTGATGACGGCGTCGACGGCATTCGTCGACTGAAAGCGGAGTTCGCGAATAGCGGAAATCTGATCACCCCGGAGCAAGTCCAGCGGGCCGAAGACCTGAAGAATGCGGTTCGCCGTCTCCAAGAAGCGGTCAGCAACGTCGCCCGCGCCTTCATCGACACAGGCATCACTGAATGGCTGACGGGGGTAGCAACCAAAGTCGCGAACTTTGCGAGCTCAGTCGTCCAAGCCGTACCTGGCCTAGTGAAATGGGGAGCCGTCATCGGCGTCGCTGCAGTTGCAATCGGCGGCCTTCTGGTTGTCGTGGGATCAGTCGTCTCTTCTATCGGTGCCATCCTCCCTGTGTTCGGAGCGCTCGCTGCTGCAGTTAGTCAGGCCGGCGGTGCCATGGCGCTGCTCAAGGGGGCCATGGCCTTCCTCCTCGGGAACATCTGGGTCGCGGCCATCCTTGCTGTCGTCGCGGCCGTGGGCTTCTTCGTGCTGAAAAGCCAAGAGGCCACGGCAGTCCAGAAGCAGCTCAAGGCTTCGACGGATCAGTTGGACGAAGCGACCCGCCAGTATGAGGATGCTGTGCGCCTCGCCTCTACGGCCCAAGGGAAAGAGAAGGAGTCGGCGCTGGAGCTAGTCAAAGCCAAGCGGCAACTCCTTCAGGACACTATTGCGCTTACCAAAGCAAAGCTGGCGGAAGCGCGCGCTGAGGCCGTGTTAATGGCGACTCGAGCCAAAGATTTCGCTGAAGCCCAGCGGCAAACGATAAGCCGATCAGCGCGCGGCGACATTGGCGAGAGCGGCGCCCGCGGCGGCGTCGGCCTAGTGTCCGCCCAGCTTGAAGGCGGCGCTCGACGCGCCGAGGCTGCCGCACAAGCGGCGCAAGCAAGCGTGGACGCAGCCCAGAACTCCTTCGACAATTTCATGAAGACCTTGAATGCTCCCGTCGACCTGCCCTACTTCCGCGACCTGTCGCCTGGCCCAGACGCGAACAAGGACAAGTCGTCGGGTCGAACGCAGGCCGAACTGGCCTTCGCGCGCGAGACCCTGAAACTCCAAGCCGAACTGGAGGGCGCCAAGCTTCGTGCAGACCAAGGAGAGGTGCGCCGGCTGGAAGACATCATCGACCGCCGCTCGCGCATCGAGGCCTATGAGAGCCAGGAACTGACGAACGCCGCCGCGCAGGTGGCGGCGGATCGAGACCGCGCCCTGATCGCCCGCGCCCGCGAGGAGGCGCAGAAAAAGGCTCTGGCGGATCGCGCAGACGATCTGACTCTGCAGGTGGCCCAGATCGACGGCGACCAGAAGATCGTCGATCTGATGGAGCGTAAGCGCGACCTGGCTCAACTGGTCGCCGCCTATGAGGCTGACGGCGCGGTGAAGGTCGAGGCCGAGCGCATGGCCCGCGCCGACCTGCTGAAGATCGAAGAAGCACGCCTCCGGCTGCGCCAACGCCTCCTGCAGGAAGCGAGCCAGGAGCACGCCATCAGGCTTGCCGAACTGTCAGGCAACGATCGGATGCTCAAGCAGCTTCGCGACGCCAAGGAGATCGAAGACCGGTCGCGCCGCTACCGCACGGAAGGCGGCGAGGACGGCGGTGACGCTTATGGTCGGGCACAGCGGGAAGTGATGACGGAGCGTGCCGCCGCCACCTATGGCGAACATCGCGATATGTTCTCGTCGGCCTTCTCTGATGGCCTTCGCGCTGCGATGGCTGGCGACCTCAAGGGGTTCTTGTCGAACCAGTTCGGTGAGTTCATGTCGCTGGCGTTCAAGCGCGCTGGCGAGCAGGTCTTCGACCGCCTGATGGGCGGGTTCGACGCGACTGCCGAAGGGACTGCCCAAGGCGTGGCCCAGGGCGCGGCTGCAGCCCCGGCCATGATCGGCGCCGGCGCCACCGTGGCGGCGACCATTGCGACAGCGATGACGGCAGCCGGCAGCGCTGCAGCGGCGGCCATGGCTTCGGCGATGGCTACAGCGAGCGCGGTCAGCGGCGGCTCGAATGCTATCGGCACGGCTAGCAACCTGCTGGCCATGCTGCCGAAGTTCTCGACGGGGGCCATGATCCCGCCGTCCGGCTCCAGCGGGATCGACAGCCAGTTGGTCGCTTTCTGGAAATCGCCTCGCGAGCGCGTGAGCGTCCTTAACCCGGATCAGGCCATTGGTGGCGGGCGTGGCGGCACCTCGTACCACATCTCTGGAAACCTCCTGACGCCCGAGTTCTGGTCCCAGATCAAGGGCGAGGTCGCGGCGGGTGAGGCGCGGGCCTACGGCCGCGCCATGAACGACGCCCCCAAACTCACGATGAGCCAGACGGCCCGGCAGCAGCGCCAGGCGGTCGGTCGCCAGCGACGCGGTTCTTAGGGAAAATCCATGCCTCTATACCTGCCCACGTGGCCGGGGCCGTCAGAGATGACGCCCCGGCCTATCAGCGCGCGCAACGAGACCCGGCCGGGTTATGGCGGTCCCGTCGGTCGCAACCTGCGCCCCGGTACGCGCTGGGCGTGGGATATCGCGCTCCCGGCCATGTCCTATGAGAAGAGCCTCGAATGGGACGATCTGCTGGAAGAGGGCGACACCGTCGTCATGGAAATCCTGCAGCCGGGGCTCGACCTTGGGGCTCCCGGCGCTCCGCTGGTCAACGGCGCCATGCAGTCAGGCCGCACCCTCAGCCTCAAGGGCCTAACGCCCGGCTACCTCTTCCGCAAAGGCCAGTGGCTGTCGGTAATCAGCCAGGGCCAGCGCTACGCCTACAAGTCGCGCGCTGACGCCACGGCGGACGGCGCGGGCAATCTCGCGGTGCCGCTGCGCACGATGATCCGTTACCCGCTGGTCAACAACGCCATCGTGGAAATCGCCGAGCCGAAGGTCGAGGGATGGGCGACGCCTGATCCCGACAGCTTCAAGGTCGGCACCGACGGTCTGGTGTCGCCGCGCTTCACGCTCGAGGAGCGCGAATAGTGGACCCGGCAGCCATCGCCGGGCGATCCGGCAAGGCCCGCTGGCTGGTGCAAATCCTGCGCTGGACGACGGCCGACTTCACCCTGCGCCTGACGACGGGCGGCTTTCTCGTCTGGAATGGCGAACTCTTCACCCAGCGCGACCGCACCTACGGCGTCATCAGCGATCTGCCGACTTTCGAGGACGGCGTCGACGGTCAGACCACGCGCGTGGACATCGGGTTCTATCCGGCCAGCTATGACGCCCTCGTCGCCATGGCCGACCGGAAGTTTCAGGACACCAAGATCGAGGTCTACGACTGCGCCCTGGACCCGGAGACGGGGCTGCTGTGGGGCGAACCCGACCTGCTGTTCCAGGGCGAGTACGACTTCGCCCGCTTCATTATCGGCGAGACCGAAGAGCTGATCCTCGAATGCGGGACCGAAGAGGCCCGCCTGAACGAGCCGAACGAAGACCGGCGCCTCTCCCATCCCTTCCATCAATCCGTCTGGCCCGGCGAGCTTGGGCTCAGCCACGTCACCGGCCTCGGCCGGAAGATCTACTGGCGGCAGAACGAGCCCAAGGGGTCGATCAGCAGCGGCGGCGGATACGGCGGCGGGGGTGGCGGCGGCTCCAGCATAGTGGCGAACCAACGATGACTGATCTGGATCACGCACGCCGCGTGAGGAATCTCCAGCGCCGGATGAAGGCGGCCGAGGCGACGCGCCACCGCTTTCAGGGCCTGCCCTATGAGCCGGGCAAGCGCGACTGCCCCCGGATGGGGCTGCACGTCCTGCACGGCCTCGGGATTAAGGCGCCCTTCGCCAAGGGGCTGAAGTGGCGTAACGAGGCCGAGGGCCTGCGCGCGCTCAAGGCGCTGGGCTTCGCCAATCTGATCGAAGCCATCGACAGCCTGGGCTTCGCCCGTATCGCGCCCGCCCGCGCCCTGCCTGCCGATCTGGTGGCGCTGGAGACCAGCCATGAAGTCGGCTGCATCTCAGTGGCGATGGGCAACAGCAACTACCTGGCCTTCACCGACCACAGCCCGAACGCCGAAGTCCTGACAGGGCTGACGGGCTTCGCGCGTGACGCTCTGGGCTACTGCGCATGGAGGACGCTCGATGGGTAAGGCCCTGAAGACGGCCGGCACCATCATCGGCGGCGCGGTGCTGATGGCCACGGGCGTCGGGGCGCTGGCCGGGATGCAGGTCACGGCGATGGGCATTGCCGGTGTCGGCACCATGTCCATCGCGAATCTGCAGCTGATGTCCGCTGGCCTGATGGCGGCTGGGTCGATGCTGGACAAGCCGAAGTCCACGGCCTCTGGTTCGCCTAGCGAGTGGACGTCGAACCCTGATCAAGGGATTCCCTTCCTGTTCGGTCGCATGGGCGTGGCGGGGAAGATCGTCCACCGCGACGAGTACGGCCCGGACAACCGCCTTCAGGGCATCGTGACGATCTATTCGGGCGCGGGTCCGGTGAAGTCGTTCCAAGGCTTTACGGCCGATGAACTGCCCGTCTCATTCGAGAGCAACGGCGGGACCGCCATCGGCAAGTATCGCCGCCAGATGTGGCGGTCTTGGCGGATGGGCGCCCAACCCGACACCGCCCTGAGCCTGCCGACAGGCCTCGACGGCGGCGCGGTCATGCCCATGTGGGGCGCGTCGTACCGGCTATCAGGCAAGGCCTGCGATCTGCTGACGATGCAGATGGACTCCAAGTTCAGCGTCTACCCCACTGGCGAGCCCAAGCCGATTCAGGTGCTGGAAGGCGTCTTCGGCTACGACCCCCGCTACGACGACACCTATCCCGGCGGGGCCGGGCCGTGCCGCTACGGCGTGCGCTCGACTTACCGCTACATCAACGATCCCATCACGGCCGCCCTGAACTGGGCGCTGGGCATGATCGAGAACGGCCAGGTCGTCGGAGGCATCGGGGCTTCGCTTCAGGGCGTCGACCTGCCCGCCTTTGTCGAGGCGGCCAACATCGCCGATGCGAACGCCTGGACCGTCGCAGCGTGGCCCGACACGTCCGAAGACGCCTCGGTGGTTCTGGACGAACTGCTGGAAGCCGGCGGCGCCAAGCGCTCACGCGTCGCGGGCAAGATCAGCTGCGTCAGCCGCGGTGCCCCGCGCCCATCCATCGTCACCATCACGCGCCGCGACACGGCGGGCGCCATCGAATTGGACACCGGCGCCAGCCGCTTCAACCGCCTGAACACGATCACGCCGGTGATCATGTCCGAGGCGCACAAATGGAAGCACGCGCCGATGGACCCGGTGTCGTTCGCGTCGCTGGTGAGCGAGGACGGCGGCAAGCGCAGCGACCAGATCAAGTACCGCTTTGTCTCCAAGGTGAAGCAGGGCGCTGAGCTGGCGGCCTACGACATCCTCGACGCGCGCGAGCCCTTCGCTGGTACGATCCCGCTACTGCCGCACCTTCGTCGCCTGAAGCCGGGCGACTGCTTCGACATCGATGAGCCGGGCTTCATGCTGGATGGCGTGAAGATGCTGGTGCTGAGCCGGTCCTACGATGCGAGGACGGGCGAGGTGCGCATCGCCTTCCGTTCCGAGACGGACAGCAAGCACCCGCTGGCGCTGGGCAAGACCACGACCATGCCGGAATACCCCGGCCTGACGGTTCCAGATCCGACGGAAGTCACGGGCCCGCTGCCCGAAGACTGGACCATCGTCGTCCGTCCGCCGGCGCCCGATGGCACGCAGCTGCCGGGCTTCGACCTGACGGGTGTCGTGTCGAACGCGACCGCTGATGCGATGCTGATCTACTGGCGCGAGGTTGTGGAGGGCGAAAACCCAGACGTCGAGCCGCCCTTCTTCGATGACGACGGTGCGATCCTGCCCGGCTGGAACGATGCTGGCACGTGGCCGCCGACGACCCGCACTCTGTCCATTCAGGGGCCACAGCCGGGCTCTGTTGTCTGGCTGGCGATCCGGTATCGGCGCGGCAACAACTATTCGGCTCCGGTTTTCGCCGGCCCCAAGACCGCCCCTGGCCTGATCTCTGGCGACACCACCCACCTGAACGGCACGCCCGTCACCGAGATCACCAACCGCCTGCAATCTGTAGAGGCCGTGGCGGCGACGGCGCAGCAGGGCGTGGCGGATCTGGAGCTGGTGTATGGCGACACGGTCAGCGCGGCGGAGAGCGCGCTGGCGGCGGGCAATGCCGCCAACCTGGCGGTGCTGAAGGCCGGTGAAGCAGGCGACGCCGCCACTGCGTCGAACGTCTCGGCCGGGATCGCCGCGACCAAGGCGACCGAGGCGGGCAACAGCGCCACGGCGGCGAACGCGGCGAAGGTGGCCGCTGAGGCGGCGCAGGACACGGCTGACGCCAAGGCCACGGCCTCGGCCACCTCGGCGGCCAGCGCGGCGGCCTCGGCCACCAACGCCGAAACCTCGGCCACGGCCGCCAGCGGCTCGGCCACCACGGCCGCGACCAAGGCAGGCGAGGCCTCGACCTTCGCGGGGCAAGCGTCCAGTTCCAAGGATGCGGCGGCGGGGTCGGCGTCGAGCGCGGCCGCCTCGGCGGTCACGGCCTCGACCGCGTCGGGCACCGCAGCGACTGCGCGAGACGCCGCCATCGGCGCCCGCAACGACGCCCAGGCGGCGGCGGCCACGGCGACGACGCAAGCGTCCAGCGCCAGCGCGGCGGCAGCGTCGGCCTCGATCAGCGCCAATCTGGCGGCGTCTATCGGAACGCGGAGCCTCAACAAGAACTCCATTTTCGCCGATTGGACGGCGGCGCTTCCGGCCACGTGGTCGCAATGGAGCGGCACGGCGGGGACGACTTACGCCAAGGTCGCGGGGATCAACGGCTCGCCCAACGCGGTCAAGGTCGGTTCGGCGGCGGGCGACCCTGCCGGTATCGTCCAGACGGGCAACGGGGCCTTCGGCGCTACGGGCGGCGAGTATCTGGTCATGGAGGCAGATGTCCGTCTGGTCTCCGGCTCGATGGTCGGGGCTGGGCTGTATGTCGAGCGCTACAACGCGGCCGGCAGCGCCCAAACCGGCGCGGCCCTCACCTACAACTTCGCGACCGACAAGGATGCATCGGGGGTGGTTCGCGGGGCGGGCGTCGCAGGACAGACCTATCGCTTCTCCAAGCTGGTCGACGCCCGCGCGGCCGACACGGCGCAATACGTCGTCTTCGCCCTCACCCGGTTTGGCGGGTTCGGCGCAGCGGCCGCGGGCGAAATCGAATGGCGCCGCGCTTCAATCCGCGCCGCTACCCCTGAGGAGATCGCCGCCGGGGTCGTCCTGCCTGGCGTCGAGGCGCAGCTTGCGATCACCGCCGCCGTCGCCGCCGACGCCCAGACCCGCCTCTCGACGGTTCGGTTCGACGTCACCGGCGGCGCTGGCGGCGATCCGTTTGAGGTGGCGCTCCGCGCGGACGCCAGCGGCTCGCTGGGCATGCTCTCGGCGACGGCGCTTCGGTTCAGGAACTTCATCGGCGGCCTGGCTGTCGACGTCATGCGCATGATCGACGGCTATGTGCACATTCTGGGACCGCTCTATATCGGGCCGAACCGGGAGATCGAGATCGAGCCCTTCACCCCGTCGATCAACTGGAGCATGGGCACGGCCCGATTGGCGATCGGGAAGCTGCCGAACGACAACCTGCTGTTCTGGTTTGGTCCGAACGTAACGGCCGCCAACATGCGCAAAAACAACGCGGCGCTGTGGTTGGATCGTGGCGGCAGCGCCTATTTCGGCGGGACGCTGAGTGCGGGCGTGCTTAGAAATGGGCTCACCGTCACCTCCCTCGCCTCGAATACGACGGCCGACACTGGGCGCTTCGGATCGAACGGGGGCACGATCACGACGACGTTGAGCTATTCCGCCGCAACCAGCGCTGTCTATTACGACGGGGCGACATCTCCGCTGCCTCGGCCCGCCGACACCAACGGGGCCACGTCTGCTGCCGTTCGGCTGGATCGCAGCATCAATGGCGGCGCCCTGACGGCGGTCCAGACCCTGAACGTCTCCGGAACTTGGTCAGACACGGTCCCTGTGGATGGCTATGTCCAGGGCCAAGGTTGGCGGCACGAATACTCCGCCACCATGGGTGGCTCGCTGACCTACACCGACCCTCAGGCCGTGGCTCAGGATCGCCAATACAAGGCCACGATCACCGCTCGCGCGGACGGTCCGCGACCTATCGGAAGCCAGACCCTGTCTGTCGTCTGCATTGAGGCGTGACCTCTCACCAAAAAGGAGCCTGACACCATGACCGAAGACATCGAACAGAAGCGCGCCGAGGTGGCCGCCTTCGACGCAGCCCAGGCCGAAGCACGCAAGGCCGAGATCCGAGCCAAGCTGCAACCGCTGACCGACCTTGGCCTGGGCGGCTCCGAGGCCCTGACTTGCTCGCCTTCGCAGCTGGCTCAGGTGTTGAGGAGCACGGCGGCGACCCTGGCCGAGGTGGACGCCAGCTTGCCGAACCTGCTGTTCAGCACCGCCCAGGTTCTGGAGACGGCGAACGATCGCATCCGCTCGCTGGCGATGCAGAACGCCGCCGCGCCCGCGGTTCCGGCCGAGCCCGAAGCCTGACGAACCCGGTTCGCTACCTGGTGTCGAAATGCTCTAACGACCTGGCCTTCTTTGCGGGGGTCTCGTCCGGCTCTCCGTCCGCATCGGTATCGATGATCCGCCTTGAACGACCTTCTCCCGTGAAGGCGCCGCCGAGGGCAACGAAGGCGCCCGCCAGTACCATGGCGCCGAGGGCAACAAGAAGCAGGCGCGGGATGAGGTCCATGCCTCTACAGCGCGGGCAGGTCGGCTCCAGTTCCATCCAATCCAGTCTTATCGCAGGAGCCCGCATGTCCGCAGGCCATCAAATCAGCATGCCCTTTGCGGAGGGCCTTGCCGCGCTCCTGACCGCCCTTGGGCTCGGGGGTGTCCTGACCGCCTGGGTTCAGCGGCCTTCTCGCCGCGCGGTGGACGCTTCAGCAGCCAACGCGCAGGCCACCGGTGAAGCTGCTGTGATCGCCGCCACAGCGACGGCCTTCACCGAAGTGACAAGCGGCCTTCGCGAGGAGATCGAACGGCTCCAGCAGGTGGCCGTGCGCTTTGAGGCGGACCTGGCCGCCGCCCATGATCGGACGGTGACGTTCGAAAGGCAGGTGGGGCAGATGCAAGCCGACCTCGACAGGGTCCGCGCCGAGCGTGATGCAGCCATCGAGAAGACCATTCAGCAGGAAGGCGAGATCCGGCAGCTCAAGGCCGTGATCGACGCGCACGCGAGGGCTGGAGCATGAGCCGCAAACCACCCCGCTGGTGGCCGCAGGTGATCAACCTGCCGCGCACCACGACGATTCTCGCTCTTGGTTTCCTCGCTGGGAACCTGCTGTTCCTGCCGGTGATCGCCTGGCTGGGGGACGCCGTCGCCGAGCGCTACGCCGACGCCGTCATGCTGGTCGCCTCGATGTTCAAGGATGGGATGCTACTGATCCTGGGCTTCTATTTCGGCCGGAACCAAGGCGGCGAAAGCGCTGACGGAGGATCGGTCAGTCTGTCGGCGGGTTATCGCGAGCGGCGCTCTGGCGCGAGGTCCGGCCAATAAGCCACCCGATCATGACGATGCCGCCAGCGCCAAGAAAGGTCGTTGCCCGATCGGCTATCGGGCCTTCACCCAGAATGCCCAGCGCCGCCATAGCGATGATCCAGATCGCAACTGCTGCCGTCGCGCCGCGGAACTTCAGCTTTATGCCGAGTTGCTTCAACCACTCCACTGGTCGCCCCTTCCCGAATCTGAATCTCAACTTGGCGACAGTCCACGGGGTCGGCCAGTGGATCAAGCGGTGGCTTCTACTTCGGTCGGAACCAGGCGAGCGACACCGGCGGCTAACCGCCGAAGGCGAGCCAGCCCAAGACGCCGAATAGGGTCAGGCACAACAGGGTGAGGACAATCTCCAATGTCCGACCACTTCGTTTGCTTGGCCTTCTCGCCACGTCCTGCCTCCATCTGAACAACGATAATATTTCGCCGCGCTACGCGGTTGTCCAGCAGCCGCAACCCATCCCCCACAATCTGAACTGGAGACCATCATGGCCTATCGCCTTGGTGCGCAGTCGCGTGCCGAGCTTAGGGGCGTGCATCCTGACCTCGTCCGCGTGGTCGAGCGCGCTATCGAAATCACCCATCAGGACTTCAGCGTTCATGACGGCCTGCGCACGCTGGAGGAGCAGAAACGCTATGTCGCCTCGGGCGTCTCGCAGACCCTGAACTCTAAGCACCGACCTCAGCCTGACGGCTTCGGTCACGCCGTCGATCTGGTCCCATACATCAACGGCAAGCTGCGCTGGGAATGGGAGCCTCTCTATGTGATCGCAGCCGCCGTCTGGCAGGCCGCCCGCGAGTTGGACGTCGCCGTGCGCTGGGGCGGCGCCTGGATCGACATGGCCGATATCAAGGCCGGGACACCCGGGGCGATGAAGGCGGCCGTCGAGGCCTATGGCGCCGCGCGCCGGAAGGCTGGGAAGAAGGCCTTCACCGATGGGCCGCACTTCGAGCTGGTCCGATGAGAGGCTTCCTCCGCGCCATCGGCCCGGCTTCCTGGGCCGTCATCGCCGTCTGCGTCCTGCTGATCCTGTCGCTGGGGTGGTGCGCGGTCAAGGCGCCCGGCCGTGAGCGCGCCAAGCTGCACGCCTCGGCCGCCGCCGCCAACGCCAAGGCTCAGGCGATTGACGTCAGGGCGCGCGATCAAGCGGCCGATGAACGGCTGACCGACCTGAAAGCCAACACCCAATTTGAAAGGGATCTGACCCATGCCGTCTCTTCGCTGCCTGACGCGCGGCCTTCTGATCGTCGCCTCGCTCTCGCTTGTCAGCGCCTGCGCCACCAGGGAACACGTCCGGCCGATCTTCCCCCCGTCTGCCGACCTGCAGGTTGAGGCCAAGCCCCGGCTGGACCCGGCTGCGCTGGACAGCGAGGCCGCCCTGGACGCGCACGACATCGCCCTTGAAGCGTGGGGCGAGCGTGGCTGGGCGGCCGTGGCGCGGGTATGTCGCTGGGCCGAGCGGAACGGGGCGAAGGGGCTGGACTGTCCGCCGCCTGATGTGCCGCCTCGGCCGGGCTAGTCTGATCGATGTGGTGCGGTATGGAGGCTGGGCGCAGCCCTGCTGCCTCCGCTTAAAGAGTGACGCGCGTGGGGTTGTCCTGACCCCGGATCAGGGCTCTATCGTCGCCGCCACATTATCCAGCGTCGAGCCATCAGGCTCCGCCATTGAGGGGCCCGCTCCGGTTCGCCGGGGCGGGCTTTCTTGCGTTTGGAACCGAACCGGTGCCGCGTTGTTGAACCCTTGCAGACAGGCAGGGCTGGCCGCTTTGCTGTCTGTGTAGTCCCTGGGAGGGGACTAAGCGCCCCCGTCGTCCCTAAGCCGGCGGGGGCGTCTCGATTTTAGATCCTGGATGTCAGATCGCGATACGGCGCGCCTCGGTCGCCCGCCTCGGCGCGGGTCAGCACCTTCGTTTCGAACAGGGATGAGACCACGACCTTCACGCCGCGGTGCCGGATGCCTTCGTCGAGGGTCTTGGCGGTTCGTTCGATCTGATGAAGCGTGTCGCACCAGTCGGAGCTGTTGACCTCGATTAGCCCGGGCTGGAGGTCGGGATTGTCGCCTGCAGCGGCGGCCATGGCGTCCAGGGTGTCGTGCAGTTCGTCTGGGGTCATGCCCGGGCGTCTATCTGAGTCGGCGCTCAGATGACCATCAGCGCGCCGTCATCCAGCGGGCGCTGCAGTTCCCTGGCGATCTCCCACGGCGCCGTCATCCACGCCTCGATCTCGGTGGGCTCGGTCAGGATGACCGGCATGGCCTTGGGATGAACGGACTTCACCGGCTCGCTGGGCTCGGTCGTCAGGAAGGCAAACAGGTCGCAGGTCTCCATGCCGGTCTTGATCTTGCGGACGCAGGTCCAGTCCTGAACGTGGACGCCGGCGAAGAAGGCGAGCGGCTCGGGATCATCGACCGCCAGCTTGAACCAGATCGGGCGGTATCTGCCCTCGGCGTCCCTGCCCGGCTCGCTGAAGGCCGTGAACGGGACCAGGCAGCGGTTCTCGGGTTTGAGCCAGGGCTTCCAGTGCGACGAAGCGGTGTTGCGGACATTGGTGGTCCCGCTGTCGGGCTCCATCTCCAGCAGCTTGGGGAAATCCACCTCCTTGCCCTTGGCGCGCAGTTTGTCGGCCCGCTCAGTCGCCGCGTCCATCAGGGCCTTGCGCGACGAGGGCATTCCCCAGCGTGCGGCGGTCAGAATCCGGTCGCCCCGCTCCCAACGCACGATGGGCGCCGCGTAGTCGGGGTAGATGTCCCGCGGCTCCATATTGCCGACGTCGGACCGCATGGCCTTGGCCATGTCCATGATGGCCTGAGGACCGCTGCGCTGCCGGTAGAGGTTGCACATGGACGGAACCTGTCACGCTGCCGGTTCATTTGAAAGACGGAGCAGGATGCGCTCCAGCTGCAATGCAGCCGACGCCCCTCGCTCCCGCAGGCGAGGGGTTTGCTTTTAGTGGTCCAGCACGCCCCGCTCGATTAGGGCCGCGACCACATTGTCCTCGAGCGATGCGGCCACCTCTCCTGCAAAGGCCCGCCGGGCCTCCGCCTCATCGAAGATGAGACGCTCGGGCGCGTTTCGGTGGGTGGTCAACCGGAAGAAGGTCTCGCGCTTCTGGCGCGCAGCCAGATGTTCGATGCGCTCCAGCCTGACGCCCGCCCGGGCTCGAACCAGCTTCTTCATGGCGACCTCCCGTTCGGAGGACACAGTCGGCGCCGCCGGTTTTGGTTCCCGCTCAGAACATCTCGACGGCCTTGCCGCCGGCCTGTGGGGGGAAGGTCCAGAAATACATGCGGCCCTGGCATCGGCGGCTGCGGCATCGGGCCGACCGTCCCCAGAGGGAGAAGTTGGGCCCGCGCTCTTGCAGCAGGACAGGCAAACGCACGTCCATCTCCAGCCCGCAGGTCAGGCAGCGCGCAATGACGGGCCAGCCCTGAACCTGGAGTTCGGCCACGGTGCCCGCTCGGTTCATCCACTGCGCCGACGACCAGGTCTGGTATCGGGGGTTCATGCCCAT